AAAAAGTTCTCCCCGTGCCCCCGTAGGGGGGTCAGGGGAGTTCTTTTTTTTACCGGAGCACTCCCGCCGTCTTGTCACGCGATAGCGTCTCTACCGCGTCCCCCGTCCCCGCAAGGCCAAAGCCCTTGCCCTTCCAAAACAGACTGGCAGGGGCTTCCGGTATGTAGTGGCTGCCGTGACGTCGGGAGTCGGTGGGCGTGCGTGTAATACGCCCACCTTTTTGAAATTTCCTCTTGACAACTCATTCATACTATGGTAACATTTAGCCATGGAAATGAAAGGTGGTTTTTTCACATGAAAGTGGTTGTCAAACTTGATTATGCTACGTTTGCTTTCGAGCAGGGGTCTATTTCTATTCCGAAAATTGAAGATGCGCTTGCACAGTGTGATTTGCACTTTGCGCAGACTTCCAACGCAAGTGAGAATTCCCCCTATAATTCCCCTGCGGGACTTTTCTATAAGCCTAACAACGGTGCGAAACAGTCTCCGCACTCTTTACAAGTGTCTGGTCATGGTTGTGAGCTTTTCCGCTCCACCTTGCCGCGACTCGCGTCATTGATGCAGGAAGGTCACGAATTCGGTCACTTTTCCCGTCTCGACTTTTGTTTCGATGTTGTTATGACAAAACAACGGTGGCGCGAGTTTTATTTGGGTGTTATTTTTGCTTCTGTTGATGAAATGAACAACCCCGAAAAAGCCCGCAAAGTTCGCAAATTCATGTATCAGGGTTACGGCGATTCCACTACCGTCTATATTGGTCGTAGAACGTCTTCTGCGGTCTTCTGCCGCATTTATAATAAGTCCCTGCAAGACCCTGAGAAGAAGCTCTGTGCGGCTTCTGGTGAGCTTCTGGACTGCCCTGATGATTCCTATGTCATTCGCTATGAGATGGAGCTTAAATTTGCTTCTCGTGTGCGTGCTGGTTCTCGTTCCGTCTATGACCCTTCTCCGCTTTTCTGGTTCTATTATGAAGACGCTGAAAAGCTTTTCGCGTATCTTCGTAAAGTCTGGAACCGCTACGGTAATGAAACTCTTCTCCCTGATGGTTGGGAAGACATGGAATTTGTGACTGATATTGAAGCTCGCAACATTCAGTTCACTAAGGACTTATTGCATCCCCTTAGTGATGATCTTGCTCAAAAGTTTTCCGTTTCTATCCATACCGAGGAACAGAAAATGTCCTACGTTGCAAACGTCTTCGGTCACCGGATTATTGATATCTTGCTCTATCGTCCCGAGCTTCTCTTCCTCGCTTGTTGCAAGTGGGAACAGTTTTATGATGAACGTCTTCCGTTCTCCCCTCTTGCACTGACACAAGAAGTCGCTCAATTCTCCGAGTCCTCCCGCATCGCCGACGAGGAATTCAAAGAAGTTACTGATGACCCCTCTCCCTTTAGCGAAGTCGGGTTTGATGATATAACTTTATTCTTATGAAAGGATGGTCACTCTATGAAAGTAACTGTAGTTGGTAAGTCCCGCCGCGCTGGCAAGTCTAAAACCGGTAAAGACTATGATTTTACTACCATCATGTCGGAGTTTGACATGCGTGCGAACGATGATAACTCCGGTGTGCAGGTTGATAGAATCAACGTTGATGCTCGTATGATGCCGTATGCGCTCATTGTCGTTGGCGCTATGTACAATCTCGACTTTGACCGCCACGGATATCGCCTCGGAATTTAGGAAGTCAAGCTTCCTCTGTTCCTACACAAATTTCATTGCCTAGTACATCTCGATTTGACCGCACGGATATCTCCTCGGATTGAGGAAGTCAAGCTTCCTTTGTTCTAACCCAAATTTCATTTCCTATGGGAGAGCGGGTCGCCGCTCTCACATGGCGGGGTAGTGCAATGGTCGCATGTCACTCTCTGAAGGTGAAGCTGCTGGTTCGAATCCAGACCCCGCAACCAAAACGGACTTGACCTCCGTTATTCGATGTCGCGAAAGGTGGTGGCGAAGTGAACAAAAAGCAGCGGTGTTTTTATAAGCGCTTCGTCGCCCTTCTCGCGTCCTTGATGGTATCTCTTTCTTTGTGTATTCCTTGTTTTGCTGGATTCGAAACGGAAGCTGATATGCCTTCTCTGGATGATTTTTATAGTCATCATGGTTCGTGGTATGTTTGGCGTAGTGCTACTATTTCTGGTTTTTCTTTTTATGAGTTGCTGTGCTCTCCTATCACTGTTTCTGGCACTTCTTATTCTCTGCCTTATTCGGTTTCTTATTCCACAAATGCGTTTGATGTATCTTATTTAGCTAACGATTCTGGCAAATCTTATGATTATGCTTGCGCTTTTCCTCTTCCTCTCCGTGGTGCTTCTGGTTATTGGTATGAACTACCTTCTTTCCCTATTGGTTCGGGAATGAAGTTTGATACTTGTTCTGTTCGCGTTTATTCTACCGCTGCTCAACCTTCTGGTTCTTTCGGTTTTTTAACTTCTTCTTTTAGTCGCTCAGACCGCATTCTTTCTTTCGGAAATACTTATGGTTCCTCTTCTGGCTCTTCTACCGATACTTTAGATTCGTTTTCTTTTTCATCCCCTTTTTATTCATATCCTTTTGCAATTCGTGAGTCTTCTTCTTCTTCTGCAAGTGGTTATGTTTTACAAGGTGGTGATAATAACTTTATTATTCCTTCTCCTGGCTATTTAAGTACCCGTTCTTTGCATCTTGGTGTTACCCGTTATCTTCGTGGAACTAATTCTTTTGTCCTTTATCCGTCTGGGTACACTATCCCGTCTTCTGATATCGGTTTTGTTTTTGTTCAGCAGCCTTCTTCTACTCCTGTTTATTCCGCTTCTGCCTTTGATACTTCCGGTTCTTTCGCTTTTTCTCTCCTTGTTCCTGCTTCTCGTTTGTCTGATGTTGAAATTGGTGATTGGTTGTCCGAATCTCCTGAGGATTTGCAAGACGCTATTACCAAAGAATTTGGAGTTGATTCCGATACTCTTAAAAACTCCAAGGATAATTTGAATTCTTGGAATTCTGCTTCCTCCGTTGACTCTGATGTTGCATCCGGTGCTTCTGGTCTTCTCGGCGGTCTTTTTCAGAATTTAGGCACGTTTCTCTTTTCTGTTTCTCTCCTTTCCTTCGGTGCTGTTGTTCTCCGTATGCTCATTAGAAAGGCGGTCGACGGATGACTTTTCTTGATTTCTTCAAATCAGTTTTCGGCCTTTTCGGTTCTGGTGGTGCTCTGGTTATTGCCGTTGTCGTTTTTCTTGTCGGTCTCGGTATTTATAAGTTCGTAAAGGATTGGTTGCCATGGTAGACTTTGTTTCCGCTCTTGGTGTTTTTACCTCGTTTATCGCCAATGTGCTTTCTATTTCCTTTTTTGGCTTCGGTACCTTTGGTCATTTCATTTTGGTTTGTCTCCTGCTTTCGCTTGTTGGTTTTGTTCTCCGTGGCCTTTGGGATGGAGGTGATAAATGATGGAAGTTCCTACTATTATCAAAACTTGGGTTGATTCTGACGGTGTTACCGTCTATACAGTGCAGTATAAAGATGGTAGTACTTGTGATATGACCGTCCAGCAGTATGATTATCTCAATGCATCCGCGCAGGCTGTTGCCGATTTGGACGCTAAAGCCGCTGCTGATTCTTCCTCGGAAGCTGCTCCTGCTCCTGAGGAACCCGCGCAGAATATTACTGAATCTCCAGACCTCCGCGAAGGTTATGTTTTGCATGAAGAAGAATTACCTTTTGAGGGGAGTTTAACCGCTTATGATGACCGCGCAGCAGATACTCCGGCTCTGTATGCTAATCTCCCTAACGTCTCTAATAGTTTCACTGCTATTATGGATTGGTTTGGCGATACGTTTTTCATTGAACGTACTGAGACGGTGCACAAGTCCGGTTATACGTCCGAAAGGTACTCCTATAATAGTGCGACTCAACTTATTCAGCTCCCCTATGAGGAGGATTGCACGACTTCCTCTCAGGTTCTCAATCCGCAAGCTTGCGTTTCTGCTTTGCTTGTTGTCCTTGTCTTCGTTACTTCTGTTACGTGGATTAAAAACGCGATTTGGGGGCGCATGAGCTGATGGAAATTTTACCTTTGCAGTATTGTCTCGGCATCTTTTCTGTCCCTGAGATTGGCTATTTCATTGTCTTTGCCGCTGTTTTCTCTATGTTGGTTCTCCTGCTCCGTCCGTGACAGGTGCCATATATATTTCTATGAAAGGATGATGACTTCAGGGCGCTACTACTTCTATTCTCCCAACGCTGCTTTCCTTGGTCGGTGAGTTCTTCACCTCGATGATTACTTGGATGGGTCAGCTCATTGATTTCTATGAGTCTCAGCCCATTCTCCTTGTCTTCGTGATTCTCACTATCGCGGGCATCGTTCTCCGTATCCTCCGCCGCTGGATTCCCGGTCGTTCCTAACGATTGAGAGAAAACGCCGCCGACCATTTTTAATGGTCGGCGACGTTTTCTCATTTAGAAAGGATTATATGTTATGCTTTATGGTATTCTTATCTTTTGCGTTTGTTGGCTTTTTGTTTATATCGATAACTATTGCAAAAACCCCTACAAGCTTGAAGCTGTTGTTGGTTCAAAAGGCTCTGGCAAGTCTCTGTATATGTCTCGTGTTGCTGATAAGTGGTTACGTTCTAATAAGGGGCTTATTTATAGCAATATGGGTATTGGTTATGAGTTAGAGCCCGAATACTGGAAACAAACTTTTCTTCCCGATTCCCTTATTCTTATCGATGAAATTGGCGTGCTGCACTCTAACCGTGATTTTAAAACTATGCCCCGTGAAGCTGTCGAATTTTTCAAGATGCAGCGCAAATATCATCTGACAATTATTGTCAGCAGTCAGACCATGGACTTTGATAAAAAGATTCGTGATCTCTGTGATCGTATTTACCTTTGTAACCGTATCGGTTGGTTCTGTCGGCTTACTCCCTATCGCTCCTGTATCGCTATGGAACATCGCCCCGAGGGAGGGCACGAACTGGTCAATACGGTTCGAAAAGCAGGTCGGGCAAGGTGGTATACCCTCCCTAAATCCGTTAAACAGGTAAGTGCTTTAGAATACGATACAGAGCAGGTTATTAGCAAGACCCCCTCGAAGTAA